TTAGAAACAGTACCAACCAATTTGATTTTGTCACCTTTGATAACATTTTGACGGAAATAAGTTCCTGTTTCGTCTTTGACCTCTTCATCTAACCAACTTGCATTGGTGAATGTTTTAACAACATTTCCGTTTTCGTCAACCATGATCAACATCGTTGATCCACCAAACTGGGTAGAAACATACTTGCGGAAAACAATTTTAAGTTCGATCTCGATCTTCTCGCCAACTGTGCCGACGAACTCTGAAGTGTTTTTCTCAACAACTGGCTTTGCAACTTTTTCTGGTATTGAAAGAACACCCTCTTCACAAAGCTGTTGAACTGCGACCATAGTTAATTTAAAAGTAGGCTGTTTGATTCTGATATTAACTTCTTCAGACTTTAACCATTGCATGTACTGAGGGTCGCTCTCGACGATCTCAGAAAAAGTTCTGCCGCGATATTTACCGAAGTTAATGATTTGGTGTTCTTTAATGAAAGCTATGACACGATTGTTGAGTAACTCGTTATTTTTGTGAGCACGAAGATCGAAGTCAGCGTACCCAGTCAACAAACAACCAGTTCTAGCTGCATATTGTGCAGCCAACTCATCAGCTTTTTTAGGATCTGTTGAAAGATTCTTAACGTAATTGTCGCTGAACAACCAACCACCATTTGGGTCAGTAGAATAAATAACTTTTCTCAATGTGTAGAACCCAGTTAATTCGCCTGTTCCGATATAAACTTCACGCTTGATATGGTCTGTCATTTTGCTTTCCTTTCTCAGTATTTAAAGTAATTATACTCTATTCCGGCAGTTAGTAAAACAAATTTCTTCACGTTTTAAAACAAAGATTTACAGAGATATTTCCCCTCAAAAAGAGGGGATTTCCCACTCAGAATCTGGGTCTGCTCAGGATCGGGAAGAAGTATTTCACGAACCTGTTCTTGTGCTCAGACTCACTTATGTGTTTCCACTCCCCAGCCGTCCAGCTGTCGGTTATGGTGTTGTCCCTGCCATCGACCAAGACCCAGTGGTTCGATACACAGACGATGTACAATTTATTGTCCATGTTCTCGCGCAGGTAGTGGTAGAGTTTTTTACGTTTTGTTGGGCGTTCGACTTTACCAGAATCTACCCCGAACCGTTCCAGAACAGCTCGGCACTGCCAGTGTGAAGTTCCGGCAACGTGGCGTTTACCGGTGTGAGTGCGGAAAGCCTGATAAGAGGTCTCGTAGTCGATCTTGGCCACTGCTGCAACTACGTATGGTCCACACCAAGTTCTCCTGCGTGATCCGTAACAGTCGAAAACTTCGCGTTTCTGTGGAGCTGGTTTTTCCATCTTTTGTTCCTTTCTCAAAAATCGGGAAACATTTCCCAATACAGTAATTATACTTTTTCCTGCCAGAGAAAGCAACACTTTGCTTGCAGCCCTTACGGTTATTAGGTTTTTTAATTCAATCACTTATAAAATTTATTCGAGCTTCCTCCACTTTTCAACATAAATCTTACGGAATCCAGCTCTTAAATTGCCTTTTATCAGGTACCAATCCCCAATGCGACCATCCTCGACTATTTGCTTACCGATTTTACTATACTTGAAACGGTCAATGGTCGCGATGATTGGACCAGTGTCATCCTCAAAAGTCATGTTCAGCCAGAGATTGTTCGAATCAACCCGACGACCGCCACGCTTTGCGAGGTTGACGGTTTCGTTCATGTCTCGTAGGTTTTTCTCTTTCAGCTTACCGAAAAACACAAATGTTCCTGGAGTGTCTGCGTCGAGTTTTTCAATGTCGGTGATTTGTGTGCGAATATTGTATTTTTCCGGATCACGCTTTATGTGCCCGAACTTGCGGTCGCACTCGAAAATATCATCATATGGGGTTGTGCCCTCGTTCAGAAGTTTTTCCTGACGTGGTGTTAATGGCTGTTTGAGTTTTCTGCGCTCAACAATGTCCTCTGCCATTTTTGGACCAATGCCTTTAATACCACCCAGCCCACCAATCAGCTCTCCATCCTGCACAGACCAGTTTTGCTTGGACTTGAATTTATCAAACGGTTTATATCCCAACCCCTCTTTCACCACCTCACGTAAGAGACGAACCGCCTGCTCATCATCTTTAACGTTACGCAAACACGCAGCAGCAAACTCAAGAGGGAATCTAGACTTAAGAACACAGCACCAATAAGATACAAGCCCATAAGCAATGGCATGAGAGCGATTAAAAGCCCAACTGCCCATAGTGTTGATATTATCCCAAATGCGCTGGGCTTGTTCCTCAGATATTCCATTTTCAGCTGCACCAACTTTGAACCTTTCCCAGAATGTGTCAAAATATTCCTTTCCGTAAGATTTGGACATCGCTTTGCGCAAAGTCGAAACATCCTCCCATGACAACTTGCCAACATCGCGTGCAATCGTCATGACCTGTTCCTGATAAACAACAACCCCGTTGGTGACCTTTGTTATTTTTTCAGTTAATGGGTGCAAATACTCCACCGGAGCTTCACCAGTGTGACGTTTAATATACTCGGTTGTGCCTCCGGAGTTAAGTGGTCCAGGACGCGCCAAAGCTGTGATTGCGGCAATGTCCTCAAAGCTATGAACCTTCATTTGGTGAGTGACGGATTGTAGCGCATAGCCCTCGAACTGGAAAATGCCTGCGTACTTGGCAGTGTTTAAAACTTCAAACGCAGACTCATCCTGCAAAGGGTAATTTATCAATTTGTCTCTGTCCCACCCGACTTGATCAAGCACATCCTGCAAAACAGAAAGTGTGCGCAACCCGAGCGCATCAATCTTCAACAGATTAAGTTCTTCAGCGTCTTTTTTATCAATCTGTGCTGCACCTGTCTGACCAGAAACAGAACAGTACTCACTCACTGGGTGCTCAGTTACAATAATCCCTGCGGCATGAACCCCGTTGTGCCGAGCGTGGTTTTCCATATCTGCGGCAACTTTCATCTGTGGGTATTTTTCCAGCACAGCCCTGCCAACATCCAATTCATTAAATGTGTCCAGGATACAAAACGCGGCACGTGAATCTCCAGAGCTACGCTCGATAATTGCACCTTTCAAGTCGTTCACTTCCCAAGACGGGATGCCGAGCTCTTTGGCAACTTCTGCAATTGTGCTCTTGGCTTTGTAACGGGAAACTGTCCCCAAATGTGCAACTTTCTCTGCACCGTATTTAGATCGCAAATATTCAAATACCATTTCTCTGCGATCGTCCTGAAAATCAATATCAATATCTGGCAAGTCCTCACGAGTGATATCAATGAAACGCTCAAACAACAAATCATGTTCAATTGGGTCAATGTCGGTTATGTCAATCAAATAACAAACCAGAGACCCAGCTGAAGAACCACGCGCTGGTCCGACCAACATGTGTTGCTTTGCGTACTTGATCATGTCCGCGATGACGTAAAAATAATCTTCAAAGTTTTTCTGCGCAATCATATCCAGCTCACGCTTGAGCCTTGCGGCATAAACCTCGTCGTCCAAATTTATATTTTTACGCTTTGCACCTTCCTCACACATTTGTAGCAAAGTCTTCTGGCTGTGGAAGGAAACCATCTGTGCGGTCGGTAGATTAACATCGCACATCTGTGCAATTTTGTAAGTATTCTCCAGTGCAATCTCAGGTGCCCAAGGGAGTGCATCTCTCCACTCCCATTCATTTAAAACGTGCATCGGGGCAGTACGGTCTGTGCGGTTTTTACCAACCAGCACCTCGTACGCTTTTTTGTCTCTCACTGTTGGGTAAAAATTATCTGAAGTCGCCACAACCTGAAAACCTTTTTTCTCTGCAAACTCCAGAGCCTTGCGTGAGCTCATTGGGTTCAGCTCTATGAAAAGGTTTTCTTTCTTTGTTAACGGTAACAAACCCCAATCCGGTGTTGTTCCGCTCAGCATAATGATGTTTTCACTCACATCGAACAAATCATCGTACCCAAGCCGAGGATAATAATAAAAATGTTCTTTGTCGGTGCTCTTTGTCACCAGCTTGTAAATTTCTGTCAGTCCAGCATTGTTGCGGGCGATGAAAGCCATCTCGTTGGCGGGTTGCTTGGAACGTTCTGTTGCATCTCCAACAACAGGAATCTCAACCCCGAACAGAGGCTTTTTGCCAGCAGATTTGCAAACCTTGCTAAAGTTTACATGACCCCAAGTGCCAGAATCACATATCCCGATTGCATCTCCGCTGACAGATTCTACTATTTTATTAACCGAGCCGAACGCTTTACGGAAACAGTACTCAGTTCTAACTCGGATATTGATCATGGGAAAAGTATAACCGCAACCAACACAGCTATTAAATTAACAACTATTGGATCCATCAGATGTGCCCTTCCTTTCTGTACCATTTTAAAATTTCCACTGTTGCTTCAACATCCGCAATTGAACGGTGTGCGCCAGTGTGCTCTTTCCCAGTAACCTCGAAATAAATTTCTCCGAGTTTACGGAACTTGCCCCAAACAGACTTGCTTATTTCCATAGTGCAAATATGATCTGGTGGCCATGGGAACTTTGTAATCTTGTCTATCCTTTCTAGTTCGAACCGCAGGATCCTACGGTCGAAAGATAAATTATGCGCCACGAGTTGACTTTCGCCAAGGAAAAAATCACACAATGTTTTGTAATTCCCTATGAAAGGTTTTTCATCCTTCAGCATGTCGTCGGTGATGCCTGTGATCTTGGTGATCTGAGGATCTAACTCATGACCAGGATTGCAGAAAAACTCCAACCGAGCAACCTCGTTCAGATCTGCGTCGAGTTTCAATCCACCAAACTCGATGATCTTCGGTTGGATGTCGAGGTCAGAACCTTCCGCTTTTGGCAAGCCGGTCGTTTCCAAATCATACACTATCATCAGCAGTTTTCCTTTTGAAGCCAGATGGCTTTTTCTTGGCCAAACAAACATCACATCGCCAATGTCGTTGCCCGTTCTTCAACAATATTCTTTTGAATGCCGGACGAGTCCTACAACCTTGGCAAGTCTTGCTCGTTTCACCGTTAATTATTAATGTCATGATCCAAAGACTCCAACATGAACGCATAAACTCCCATATCGTGGACTGAATCAATATGAGTGTCTGGCCAATTTTGAGCGTACCGCGTCAACTTGGCAACAATCATGTTAACAATCCCGAAACGATTCCACTCCTCCTCAGTACGCAGAGTTACGCCATCTGGGAACAAAGCTGTCATGACTTTGCCATGCTGAAGGTAGTTCTGCCCGTAGACTTTGCTCCGCTCTCGGAAAGTTTCCAGAGCTTGTTCCATGCATTGTTCAGGAGTCATAATGTTCCTTTTCTTTGTTCATTGCTTCAATCAGCCCTTTCCGGTATCCATCCTGCCAACCTTCAGAGTATGCAGTTTGCCAACTCATGCCTTCCTCTTCTCGGTCGATGTAAGTTCTCTCGATTGCTTTTTCTAAATTGTAACGCATCGTGCCAACAATGTCGAAAACCCGCGCAACCTTTTCCCCGTCAAGTTCCAAATCATTCCCATTCAATTTAAGTTCTGGCATCACATATCTCCTGGAGCAACTTGTAAACAATGAACACCTTCCCCACGCCACATGTCCACACAACTGCTTTTGTCCTCAAGCACAAACCAAATATCTTTGTAATTAAAGTTGTCCTGAAAGATTTTTTGTTTGCAGTCTGCGTCTGAAAGGTGATTGTCGTTTGGTCTCATCAGCAATCTGTCGTAAGGTATATCGTTCAACTTCAACCAACGCTCAGTGTCTGCTCTATTGCGCTCAGTTCTCGCAGTCATGATAACGATCTCGGTCTCTGGGTCTTTTAACCTACGCAATATGTTGCAGATGGCTTCAATCGGTCTGTCGTTAATTCCTTCTGCGTTGAATTGTTCATACTCACGCTTTTTATAGAGCTCAACCCTATGACCATAATCCCCTAACGTACCGTCTAAATCTGAAATAATTACGCGCTTATCCACGATGGAGCCTCTCTGTTTGTGTACTTTGTTGCAAAAGAAATTTTTTCACCCACAATGTAATCGCGGTACGCTTGCACTGCGCGGTTGGGGTGTTGTTTGTATTGATCCGGCATACACTGTGGTGGTTGAGTCCAAGCAACATCCGGAATGTTTTTGGGTAACTCTTTAAGAGCTTGTAACAGCTTTTGCTCGGTCTTGTGGACTTTGCCGTAACGGTGAGTGTACTCTTTGCAGAGCGATGCAAAAAGCTCATAAGCCCAACGGTAATGTTTGATTGAAGAACGTACCCAAACTGCTGACGGGTGATTCTTGTGAGTGGACTTGTACATACCGAGCGCGTCTGCGTTGGTGTCGCCGTCCAACTCTCGGTGCGCGGTGCTGAGCAACTGCGCGGTCTCGAGAATCATCTTAACACAATGCTTGTCACAGTGTGCTATTGCTGCAAGAGGCGCGTAATGGTGTAGATAAAATATGTTCATCTTTTGTTCCTTTCTCAGAGAATTTTAAATCAAGCGTATATGAGGGTCTCTTTTGCCTCATGCCAAGACTCAGCTCGGGTCTCAGCTAGGACAACAGCACCGTCATAACGTTTCATGTCTGTCTTGGTCATAATGGCCAACCTAGTACGAAAGCCACAATAACGATCCAGCACTTCACAAAGATAGTAAGTATTCATAATTTTCCTTTCTCAATAAGAACGTTTATTATACTCTGTAATTGATCAAAAGAAAAGTCTGAAAACCCTTCTCAGGAGCCCAGTTTTCTTGCGTCTCCTTAACAGGTACTGGACTGTCTTTACGCTTTCCCAGCCCATCTCATGAGCTATCTGTGCAGAGGTTTTGCCCTGTTTACTCAGAGCATGAACCTTATCAACGCAAGCTTGATCGTATTTGAACCCTTTGGACTTAGACATCATTTCTCCTTAAATGCTGTATGGACACCAAGAATTAAAAACATACCTCTGAACATATTTGCAATCATAGTCCATGCAGTACGTTCCTACATATTTAAACCCTTGCGCAGTGGAAACTCCCTCGCACCGTAAAAGTGTGGCAGACATGGCAGGGATCGCAACCGAACAATACAGAACAGCAATAGCTAACAACTTTTTCATAAATCCTCCTATGGGTTAAGTGCTTTGTACATGGATGGTGCAGCCCACTCAGTGGGTGTCAAAAACGGTTCAGCCCATGGGTGGACTTTAATAACTTCCCCAACCATCAGCTTGAACACTTCTTGGTACTCGCCTTGCGCACGTGGTGAGAGCCGAGACTTGGCCATTTCACTCAGTGTGCGCAGATTGAATTTTGCAACAATGTTTGTATGAATGTTTGTCGGTAATACACCGCGAGCATCCTCAGCCGGAACTATCTTGCGTAGTTTTTGGTAGTAGATGTTGATTGTTTTCATACACTCGTCGTAATACGTTTTTGCATCTTCGTTTTCCTCGATGCGTGGCGGAGTGTAATAACTGAAACCAGTCATATCAACTGTGCGCTGAGACTGCTGTGCGTACGAGCCTTGTCTGGTGCGAACGAACTGGTGGGTGAATCCTCGGGTCACATCTCTCACATTAAAAGTGTAATCAATGAACTCCCAAGATGAGCGGATTGTTTTAAGCATATAATCCAACTCCTCTTGTTTCTGCTCGTCAGTCCATTTTGCAATTTTTTGGTACGCATCATCATCATCCATCAAGCGAGTGTTCTTGGTGAACAACAACAGATTAACTGCATCATCGGTGTAACTTATCAACTCAACCTTCATTTTATTTTCCTTTCTGAGAATGCATCCAACGTGAATAGTCAGATTCTTTCGAGACGAACTCGTCTATGATTTTTAAATCCTCAACAACATCATCCATTAACAGCTGTCGCCAAGTGGCAAACCGCCCAACGGAGTAAATGTTGTGTTTGGTGGTCATTTCAAAAATAAACTGCTTGCGTAACCGTTCGTCGATTGGTCGGATCTTCCCGAACTCCTGAGAAGATTCTTTTATATCGACGAGTTTGGTTGGCTTTATACCGAAATCATCCATCAGCGTGATCATTGTGTGCTGTCCAGCGTTCATGTTTGGCTTGCGGATGAATTCAGATATCACCGTATCACCCACCACTGAAACTCGGTAGTGATCTGTGATTGGGTCAGGGTAGTAAACGGTTTGGTGAACCGCGCACTCCATGTCTACAATGCGTGCAGTCTGTGTGTAGATTTTTTGCTTAGGGAACTCTGGCACATCGGACCACCCAACAATCTTCATCAGTATCGGCATCGGTATTGTGGAGATGATTGGGGTGTTGTACTTTTTTGCATCCTCTATCGACTGCATCGTCATTGGATCATTGTACAATATGTTGCAGTTTTTAGACATTGCGCTTATGAGTTCCCAAGGAGCAATGTAACGGTCAACCGGATCCAAATTGCTGATTGAACGGCTCAGTATCGCACCTGTAACTTTTTGTGAATACAAATTGCTCAAGAAAAGATTCGGAGTTGTCACGAGTTTGCCATCGTACTTGATTGCTTTGTGAACGCGAACTTTCCTGAACGGTATGTTACAGGCTGTGCCGACTTTGTCAGTTCGGAACCGCAACAGAGCTCCATGGTTGTTGGGCAGAGAACCTTGCGACTCACAAATGGTAGGATCAAACCTACGCAAAGCGTGTGCCGCCAACAGACCTGCCAATCCTGCTCCATAAATAAACATCAATTAACCTCGACATTCCCTTTTTTAATATCCCAAGCCAAGTCTTGCAACCTTCCACCTTTCGAGATAAACATCTCGTAGCTGATTGGGGAGTTGTCGATAATTATTTGCAAAGATGTGTACCCATGTGTGTCTTTGCGACGATTGTTGTCTTGAGTTTTGGCTACGAGGTTTTTCCCTGCGTAACCAGATTTGCGTCCACGTGTGCTTCCGCTTTTGACTTGTTTGACTTTAACTTCTACGACTTCCATAGTTTTACCTTTCAGTCTTTGTTTAATGTCGAGCAATTCCTCATGAGCTGATTCCCAACTGAATTGGATATTGCCTGTTTTGTGAAACTCGTGCCAATCTCTTTTGTATTTCTTTTTGAAAACTTTAAGATCAGCACTGATGTGGACGTAGCCACGAGGCAACTGCTCCACGCTTATTTGCATGGAGTCAGCTAGCTTCTGGCAGTTTTGTTTTGCGCTCATGTTAGTCTAACCTTGACTGTGGGTAAGCGTCAATGTTGTTCTTTCTGAGCACCTCGGAGAATGCTTTTGCGTAGGCGAGCTTTCGTTCGTGGCTTTGATTGAATTCGTTAACCCAAATTGTGTACCCAGTCTCGAACTGAGACTTACGCCCGATGTTGTTGTGTTTCAGAAACTTCACGAACTTGCCGCGTGCTGGGTGGATTTTAATCCAAGCAAACCCACACAATCCATCACTAACAACTTCACGCTGTGGTTGGTTGTTGCTGTCGGTCCAAGTCACAATCATTGGCTGGGGCGTGTGACGTTGTCCGGCGATGATTCCTGCATTGTGTGCTTCTAGATAAATCTCGGCTGCTTCACGCATGTTAATTTCCTTTCTCAAAAAAGACAGTTAATTCTGTCAGTTTAATAATTATCTCTTAATTCTGCCAAAAAGAAAACAATTTTAATCAATTTTATTTTTATTTAAAAACAAAGAGTTATTATTAAATTTCATAGTGTCTCAGACCTCTTGGTCTGATTAACATCAGATTTTGACGAGTTCTGGTCACTGCCACGTACCAAACTCGGTTCTCCTCATCCTTGTGAGAGTTCTCCCAACTCAGCTTGCCCATGTCGGTGATTAACGCAACATTGTCTGCCTCGCCACCTTTGGACTGGTGGATTGTGGAAATAGTGATCCGAGGTTTTTCAAAAAACTTTTCCCCATTGCGTAAACATGACCGTAGGTACTCACGCTCGTCTGGGGCAATCCCGCGCAACATCCGCATCCAATCAAACTCCCGAGCTGCATCCGGAAAACCAAAATCTTTAAAAACGTATGTGTCTTGTTTTTTCAGCCTCGGTTTTTCAATCAGAAACTGAATCATGTTTTTGTATTCGAACAGTGTGATCTTTCCACCACTGCGTAACCGTTCCCAACTCATTATGGCGCGAGTCTCTTCAGTCTCCAAAGAGTTTTGTCCGTTGTATAAATATGCGTAGCCTTGCTGGCGAGCAGACTGTCTGAAGCGATTCAGTAGGTACTTGCTCCGACTCATGCAAAGCCACGTGCCATCTT